TGCTTTGGGTGATAAGGCATCTTGTTCAGATATTGGATCATCTATCAATAACAAGTCGGCACCTCGTCCAGTAATAGCACCACCTGTACCTGCGGCAAAAAACTCACCGTCTTTGTTACTTGTCCATCTACCAGCAGATTTATTGTCAGCTTGTAATTTTAAGTCAGGAAAAACCTGTTGATATTCTGCACTGTCTATTATGTTTCTGACTTTTCTACCAAACCTTACAGCCAACTCTGCTGTGTGTGTGGTTTGTATAATTTTTAAGTTTCCGTGTCTGCCCATCATCCAAGCGGGCAGATAAGTAGAGGCAAATTCTGACTTAGTATGACGTGGTGGCAAACAAACTATTAACCTTTTTAATTTACCTTCGCCTATTTTGTTAAATTTATCTGCGATAATTTTGTGGTGTCGACCCTCAATAAAATCAGGCCATAGATGCTTTACAAAAGAAAGAAAGTCACCTTGACAACTTTCTTGTAAATTCAGCTGGTCGTATCTATTTATTAAGGCGATGGCCTCTGCCTTATCTTGTTCAGACAATATATCGAAGTCTTTGAAAGATAAATCACTCATAAGTAGTAACGGGCAAACAAATAGGTAGTGACGTAGTATCTGCTCGCCCTAAGCATAAGCCTAGGTTTAGTATATCGTTAACTATATTGTGTGCCAATCTGGATTACCAATAAAAAGCATAGCTTCAGCTTCTCTTCTTCTAACTAACCCATCTAACACTTTACCCCCTGCTTTATTCCATCTCCTTATTTCACAGGGTATAGCATCATAATCTTCAGCGTTCAATTTTTTTAACAGAGTAGATTTTTTCAGAGATGTCGGGCCGAGATTGTATGTCCACGCAACTAAAGCATCAAACTGGTGTTGCATCAAGGGGACCTTAACCAAATCATTAACATAGTTTTCGAACTCTTGTATGTCGCCATCGAATCTTTCATCTGCGTATGCTTGTGACCAGACATCGCCCTCCTTGACATCTTTTGTGGAGCCCCAGCCACATGTCCAAACACCACCTGAACATTTGTAACTTTCTAACCTACAACCTTCAAACTTCTTAATTAAGGATTTACCTTCTCCTGAAATATTCATCAATAGTCTCCCCAAACTTTAACTTTTTTGCCACCGTAATATTCTACAGCATGTCCCTCTGAAATTAATATTTTACAAATATCTTTACCATCTTCGGTATAAGGTATGCCCAAGATACGACCATATTTGCCTTTACCAAAAGACCTGATTTTTATTTTACCTTGACATAATTCTTCAAGCCGAGCCTTAGCCGCTAAACCAAGTTTTTTTTCAGCCAAATCTCTTGTTCTTGACTCTGGAGTATCTATACCTTGTAGTCTTACTCTTTGTTTGTGTAGTTTAACATCGAAACCCAGATCGAGACAGCAATCAAAGGTGTCGCCATCGACTATGCGTTCTAATGTGGCATTGTAGATGTATGCCTCTGGGTTGTCACTCATTTTTTTGTTGTTCTGTAGTTACTTCTCGGTAGTAAACTACTACATCTTTTAGCTCTGTAATATACCTTTTAAGCTCCTGCATATTGTAGGCCATAAGTTCATAATCTGGAATAGTCATAGCCAAAAACACTAACTCACCCTCTTGGTCCTCTATTATTTTGAATTGTTCTTCATAATTGTCAGGGGTAATAGTTAGCCATTTCACAGATTTCAAATCTATCTCTCTTGGCATTATTGGTTGCACTATAGTTCGTTCTATAGGTTTGGATTGTATTTGTATTTCTTTAGTCGGAAGAAGACTGCAACTGCAAGCCGTTATCAAGACTATCGACAACAACACTAAGTCCCTCGATTTCTTCCATAATATGTTTAGTACCATTATTTATCTTCCTTTGCATGTCTGCTGGATTTTCTAAAATCTTAGCAGTTAGTTTATAATTTTGTATAAATTCTGTATAGCGATTAAGCTCTCTTTGTGCGGCTTGGCTTTTGAGTGTCATTTCTGTCAAAGACTTTGCTTGTTGTGCAAAATCCTCTTGTAAATTTTTTATGGCTTCTTGTTGGGTTGCTACAGCATTTTCTAGTTTCAGGTTATTAGCTTGCAGAATGTTGTTTTGGTCCCAAAGGTAATAACTCAAACCACCTAAAATTAACAAAATGCCAAATAAAAATTGATTCATTACAGCTCCTCTATTTTGTAATTCAAACCCTCAGCACCACGAATTTCAACAATTTCATCGTTCTGAGTTTTGAATCTTATGTATTTATCTTGCTTGTTGTAAAACTTTTTTACAACGAATATTTGATCGTCTTTATCACCCCAAGTAGCGTTGTAGCTGACCGACAATTTATAATTTGTAACAAAAAAACTTTTTAGCCAGTTCCAAAAAGAGATGAGATACTCTTTAATTTTAGACATCTTAATTAGATAAAGGATTTTTGTCGCTTTCTAACTCTTTGATTTCTTTTTTTAGTTCGTTCACGTCTTCTTTGAAATCTTGCATCTGTACCTGAAGTGCGGCTAGTTGGCTTTGTATTTCTGAAATATCAGGCACTTCTATACCATCTATTTCTTTTTCTAAAAATTCAACACTTGTTTCAATACTTGCAAATCTTTCTTCAATAACTTGTACTTCATTTTCGTTGTCACTAATACCACCTATCTTAGATTCTAAATTTTCTAATCTGTTGATGTATGTTGCACCTGTGTAGCCGAAGCCAGCTAGGGTGCCTACTATAGATACTAGAGCTATTATTTGTGTAGTTTTACTTTGTAACCAATCCATTATTTCTCCTGTAAATCAGGCTGGCTTTGTAACAAAACAGACATGGTGTTTATGTTGTCACCTGCCAAACCATAAAAAGCAGTTATGTTATCGTTCATCACTATATTACTATAAATCTCTTTAGGTTCATACCAAACATTTTGTTTGGGTATTTCTGCTTGGGTATATGAGTCGAAGTTAGGGACAAAACCAAGATATGCGACAAGGGCTGTTTGATCAGCATACTCCCCAGTTTCCTCTTGTTGTTCTGCTATTTGTTCTTGTTGACTCTTTATATTGTTTTCAACAATCTGTGCGGCTATCTCATCGGCTTCACTTGCAGATACTACACCAGATGTAGCAGAGCTTATATCTCCCTGCAAGTTGTTTATTTGGACTTCTGCCATAACCATCTGTCCCCCATCAACACTTGGTAGAGGTATCAAGTTAGTGGTGACACTGCCAGTAACTTGCGAACCGTCACTAGACATAGCACCTGTGTTGCCTGACATAGATAAAAGGTTGTTCGTTTGTATCGAGGCTGAAGCGATTTGATCGCTAATACTTGGTGAACTACTGGTTGAATTAGGATTACCAGAAAAGGCGTTGTTTGCTCCAGAGCCAGCCGAAGCTACGTTATTACTACCTTGACCGTAACCCCCTGAACCAGAATTAGATGAACCATAATTGACACTGTTAGTAGCCGCTTTGATCGAGCTGTTGACTATATCTAACTTCATCTTTTTACGGTCTTTGTTGTCAGCCACTAATTCTTCATCAATCTCTAATATTTCATCTTCGGCTACATCTTCTTCTAATTCTGCAACCTCTTCTTGCTCTTCCCTAATTTCTTCTAAAACCTCTTCTACTTCTTGTTCTGCAACTACCTCTTCTCTTTCAGGTCTTTGTTGTTCATTCTCTTGATGTGCTACTTCTTCTTCCTCTCTGCCACCTCTTTCGTTTTCGAACCACTCGTCTAATTCTTCAATAGAATTGAACTCAATAAAAGTTTCTGGCTCTCGATAGTCTTCAACAACTACCGTTTCTAAAACTATAAACTCTGCTAACAAAATATCTCCACCTAAAGGTGCTAATACTTCTGGCACATCATACTGAGGTAAAGGAGCTATTTGACTAACTGGTTGTAAATTCCATGGGACTATTTCATCTCCTCCTCCATGGGGGCTATCCATGTTATGCGTTCTAGCATAATCATCTGTAGGTCCAAAAGAATCATCATAAGCATTATCGATAAAGATGTTTTCTACAAAATCCTCTTGAAATATTTCTGCATCTCTAAGTATATTAACTTCCATGAAAGGGTCTCCAAATAAAAACTCGTCTGTACTGAATATATCTGGATTGCCAAACATATCATCATTGTGGTCATCCATGCCCATATCGTCATCTCGATAAAAAGCTACAGAATCTTCTTGTCTATAGCCAGAA